GGGCGCTGATGTCTTTCCAGCTTTGCCATACATAAAAACAGCAAATTAATATCACGCCAAGGACAAAAGGAAAGATGAAAACGACTTTACTTAGTTTTGTTTTAATCTTCGTGTGTTCTTCCGCTGACTTGTAAACGCCAAATGCTTTTTTATCAAGTTTATAAACGCTTTTAACACCGTTTGCGACATCGCTATTAGATTCTGGATTTGCGCACCTTTCCCATTCAATCATACGGCGCACACCTAAACTGGTTTTGCCGATGTGGCAGTGATGGCCTATCAAACTGCGTACATTAACGTCTATTAGGCGTGGATGTTGTGTAAGCAGGAATATATCAATGCCCCTATGACGGTGCGTTTCCAGTTCTGCTACGAAATCGGGAACTTTTGAACCGCTTGGCCGTGGCCTGAATACGCGCTGGCATTCGTCAATAACGAGTATTGCGCCAGTGGGCGCCCATTTGTGCCAAGTCTGCATACTTTCGCCTTCTGGAATAGGCAGGTTAGGAATAATTTTGTCATTTACTTCGGGAATGCCGTCAAGATATAACGGACGGTTTTTTAAATCTGACCTATTCATAAGGTCTGAAATCATTTTTAGGGTCTTGCCTGAACCTGGAACACCTGTAATCAAATAAAGCATAATTTACCCTTTTATTTACTTGCCATTATCGCTGATAGTTTGGACATTGTTTTGAGCGATGCTATAAATGTGAATGTGCCGAAAATCCAGTTTAGACAAACTCCTATTCCTAAAATGTAAAGCACTTGCAAGGAATCCTCTGTCAAACCGCCTACTTGTTGGGATACGGCCTGCATAAGCTGATTCTGAAGGGCATCTAAACCTACATAAGTTATAAAACTTAGCCCTACCGCTGACATGATTTTTCCTGCAACAGTCGTTAATACGCTGGTTAATAACTTTGCCCACATATCACAATTCCTTTACTGCTGCATAAGCAGCCCAACCACAACTAATAATGGTTACTAAAATTAAAATTGGCCTGATTTTTGAAGCTATGTAACAAACGTTTTCATAGCTCATTTCAAAAGTACCTAAAATACCCATGTCAAATGTTTTGGGAGATGGGCAAACACCGTCTGTTTTAAAGGTATCAGTTGGTTTTATTGAGCCTATATCGATCGTATTTTGGGGAACTTCAGGTTCTTGCGCTTCAACCTCCCCCATATCTGCACACGCTGCGATGTTTGGAAAAAGCGAACAAAGGCCATTTTCTTGCTGTTTTGGCGTTTGTTGATTGTTTGGACTATTCGGACTGTTCGGCTCATTCGGTGTATTGGGAGAATTAGGGCTATTTGGTGCGTTTGGCGTGTCCGGACTCTCCTGTCTGCTTGGTGTTGTCTTTTCGGGCTTATTCGGTGCTTCTGGACTGTTTGGCTTTAAATCTGGACGTGGCACATAATCAACGCCAACAGTGCCGTCTTGATTCATTTTGAATCTTGTTTGTTGTGGGGTGCCACTGCCTTCAGGGGTATAGGGCGCAGAAAGTGCAGTATCAGGGCTAAATGTGCTTGGCTCGGCAGATTGATTCATAACGCCCATTTTTGCCAGTTGGTTCATCAACTCGGCATGATTTGTCTGATTGTTTTCAAGCATACGTTTAAGAATGTCTAACATTTCTTTTTGTGTCAGCATGAAATCTTCAGGTTTTACTTGACTTTGATTTTGTGCGAGTTTCTCTTTTTCTGATTCTGGAACTGTACCTTCTTTATATGAATTCCAACGAACATAAACATGCTTATCAGACGGTGTACTTACTTTAATTTTTGATGGTGAGGCGTATCTACCTGCATCAATATTGTAGGATGATACAAATTTGCCCATATATGCAGGCGAATTGTTTAAAGTATTATCAGCAGAGCCACTTAATCTATAACCATCTGGAGCATAGAAAACATAGTTTGAATATGACCCATCGACTTCTACTATTAATTGATATTTCAATAATCCTTTCTTTTTTGCTTCTTCGTCTTTCTTCTGTTCTTCTTTCTTCTGTTGGTCTTTTTGTTGCGCTTTTTGTGCTGCTTCTGCTGCTTTTTTAGCTGCTGCTTCAGCTACTGCTTTTTGATAGTTGCCTTCGGCTTCTGCTTGCTTTTGGGCTTGGGCTGCTTTCTGAATCGCATTAGATATTTGTTCTTGAGATGCCCCATCTCTTAATCCTGTTTTATCCAAAAAAGTATTAATTCCTGAACCAAGCCCAGTAATATCAAGTTTAGATAAACCTGTCAGAATTGCACCAACACCATTACGCGCAGCCATAGCCCAATCGCCATTTTTTATGTCTCTATATGTCCAAGCTGCATAATCAGAACCAATAGCCCCACCCATAGCAGTAGCACCTGCCAATGTCCCACCCAATACAGTTTCAACTTTACCAACGTTCACCCGTTGATTAACATTTGTATTCATCGTGCCAGTTTCGCCATATCGGCCTGTAACCGTTACATTTTTGCCTTGGCTACCATTAATATTTCCACCATTTTTAGTTACTGTCGGTTTGCCGTTGTTTTGTACATCAACCTTCCAAACGCCTGTATTTGGATCGTATCCACGACGTTGCAATGCTTGGTCACTTGGGAAACCTGCGTTTTGATGTTGTGCCGGCGGAGGAAGGCCGACCTCTGCAAAAGCTGTTAACGGACTTAAAACTTGCGCGCCAAAACATATAAGAACAGCACTGCGCACAGGTAAGGCAGTAATCCGAGAATAAAGGCTGTTTCGGGTATCATTCATTTTCTTTCTCTACGGTTTTAATAGTTTTTAAAACAATGGCTACAATTAATAAGCCGATGAAAGGTAATAAAAGCATTTGACCTATCTGTTTTCCTTGGTTGTAATATTCCTGGCTATCACATAAAGGAAATGTCAGACTAACTACTTGTTCGTTATATTTCCAAGTTGTACCGTCAAAAACGGGGTGATGTAACCCCCCGTCTTTATCTATTGTCGGTACGACTTGGGTCATCACGGCATTTGTTGCTTCTTCTGCTTTTTCATAGCAGATTCGGCCTACCAGATGTCCCATATCTGCACCTTATGCTTTGTTGATAACGCGTTTTGCAACAGAAATAGTTGCAATCACAACGGCCAAACCAACAACAACTGCGCCAAATGCGATAATGCCAGTTTTCAGAGCGCCGATTTCTGTAGAGGCTGTATCGAGCAAGTTTGTATCAGCCATGGCCGGAGCAGACATTGCAGAAACAGCAACAGTTGCCAGAGCGAACTTCGCTTTGTTTTTCAGGTTTTGGAATTTCATTTTGTTTTCCTTTAGTTAATGTTGAAAAAAAGTTTTGCGGTGTTTCGGGGTCAATTCAAGGCACACCGCAAAGCCTTGAATCTTGCTTATGCTTCGTCTGAAAAATAGATGTTGTCTTTAAATGCGCGTGGGAATACTTGCATTGAAACGATTTGCTGTGGCTTATAGCCTTCATATTTTTCAGGGTGTTTTGTGCGAACTTCGCAAAGGCGCGTTTCGGTTTCGCTACGGATAATCAGGCCGACATAATGCGTCTTGGTAAATGTGCCGTCTTGGTTTTTGCGTTCACGCGTGAACATTCGATCAAAAGATGCAATAACGAAAATACCTTGTCGGCGTTCGGTTTCTTGAGACATGATGTTTTTCCTTTCTTTAAGGTCGGTTTTGCTGGTATTCAACGGGTTGGGGGGGGGGGGGGGGGGGGGGGGGGGGGCGGCCGCCGTTCAGGCGAATCGAGTGCACGTTGTTGGACACGAGGTCCGCGAACGTGGACACGCCTTCGCGCGCGTCAAACTCGATGCGGGTGAACGATCCGAAGTCGGTGTCGCCGCGCGTGAGGTCCAGCGAGATCTCGTAGCGTGTCACGGAGGAGATGATCGAGGCGCGCTCGGTTGCTTCCTCGCGAGTGAGGTTCAGGCCTGGCATGGGGTGCCTTTCCGTCGATGGAATGGGGGCGCTGTCGCGCCAAACATTTCTATGGTGTCATGTGTTGCAGGTGAATGCGCGGGGCGCGCCGAAATGTGTCCGCTGGGACACGCTTTTACCAAATGGTGACGCGCTCGGCCGGATCGAGCCACATGCCGTCACCGGGCTTGACATCAAATGTCTGGGCGATACCTG